CACAACACTTCGTGCCGGTCATAGATGCGGACTTCGATCTCAACGATGTTGCGACGCTGCCGACGCACGGAAGCCCGCAAAACGATATGGTCATCAGTCGTGTGAATCGGCTTGTGATAGCGGACCTCCATCTTCGAAGTAACGCCGCTCGTCTGAAACTTCCGGAATACGACCCAGCTGCTGATCTCGTCGGCCAGCGTTGCCTGAATGCCTCCGTGCAGCGTATTCACCCAACCTTGGTATTCGGGACGAGGATGCCAGACGCTCACGATTTCATCGCCGTTTTCGTAAAATTCCATCCGCAGTCCCTGCGGACTGTTCGGATCGCAGCCGTAGCAATGGTAACCGTCCATGCCGCGCCAAGGATTCGTTATCTTCTTCATAATATGCTATTCGATCGTTGCGGTGCGGACCGAATCTGTTCCGTGATCTGAGAATCGGTTCCGAAATCGGCCCGGTATAACAAAGATAGCCATTTTCCCGCGAATCTCACCGTCTTCGGCAATGCAAATCCGGTTCATTTCATCCGGAATATTATTCAATCCCGACAACAAAGTCACAGGGAGGAATCAACCTCCTTGGCGCAATGTTTGGTGTAATATTCACATTATGTTAAATTCTTGGAGAGCATAGCTGCTTGATACGTTGTGCGTGAGCACTTTTGAAGTGGAATTTATAATAATATTATGTTGGACAACGATCTTATTTTGATGGTTTGTTATTCAAAGCTTGTTGCCATTGATGAATATCTTCTTAAACGTGGTAATGAGCAAGTTTGTACTATTCTTGATGGTGTTATTGATGGTCTTCAAACTGTATTGCGTAATTTAGAACAAAAATAAATAATGGAAAATCACGAAGTTGTAATTGTTCTCCCTAATGGCACTGAAATTCGGTGTACTGCTAAATCCGCTAAGTATCTTATTATTGGTCTTGGTTTAGAATCCGTTTTGAAAGATGGGAGAGTCAAAGAATCTGCTGACAAGTAAGAAGTTTTGGACGCTTGTAAGTGCGATTGTTGCCGCTCTTTCGGCGTTTTTTCTTACATCTTGTTCTACTTCTCACTATGTTGCCCAAAGTGTTTCCAGCTTTGTGCGAGGTGATACTACTACTACTATTATTAAATATGAGCAAGTTGGCTCTATAAAGAAAAAGTAATTTATTATGAAAATTCAGAAGGAATATATTATTATTGTGAATGGTCGTCCTTATTTTTCGGTCGTGGATGTTAATCACCTTTCTGCTGTGATTGACGACGCCAAGGCACGTTTCGGCGCTGATTCGAAAATCGAAGTTGTCATGCAGACTACCGAACCGTATGTGCCCAGAGAGGATAACGGTAACTAAGGATATTTTCGAGAGTCTTATGGCTACGAATTCGTGGCGATGTCTTGAGGCGTTAATAGCTTGGTCCGATTCTGTGACTTGGAAAACCAAAGCGGGCAAAATGCCCGTTTTGGTTATTCAATATGATCATTTTGACGATTTTATTCGCTGGAAAGACTGGGCTTCTCATGTTGCCTTTCCTTATGCTTATACTCGTGCTATTGATGATGTCGTTACCGTAGAGGTTCCCGTAGAGCCTTTTTTCCGGTTTACAATTCTTCCGCGGAAGTGGCATGTGAACAACCAAAGGTGATTGTTAATCGCCGTTATGTAGACATGACAAATGTCGAGATTGTTAATTATGCTAGGACCTTTTACGGTTGTTTTTGGCCTCCGGATTATATTTTAGAGATTCCTTGCGGTTATTGCCATTCTTGTCAGAAGTCATATAATAATCAATATCGCATACGTCTTTTGTACGAGCTTCGTAAATATCCGCCCGGCACTTGTCTGTTTGTTACTTTAACCTTCGATGACGATAACTTGGAGAAGTTTTCGAGAGACACAAATAAGGCTGTCAGATTGTTTTTAGATCGTCTTCGCAAGGATTATGGTAAACAAATCCGACATTGGTTTGTTTGTGAGTTTGGCACTCTTCACGGTCGCCCCCATTATCACGGTATTCTTTTTAATGTTCCTCAAGCTTTGATAGATGGCTATGATTCGGATGTGCCCGGTCATCACCCCTTGTTGGCTTCTCGTTGGAAGTATGGCTTTATTTTTGTTGGGTATGTATCTGACGAAACATGTTCGTATATTACTAAATACGTCACGAAGTCTATCAATGGTGATAAGGTACGCCCTCGTGTTATCTCTTCTTTTGGTATTGGTTCTAATTATCTTAATACCGAGGAGTCCTCTCTACATAAATTGAGTAATCAGCGCTACCAGCCTTTTATGGTTTTGAATGGTTGTCAGCAGGCTATGCCACGGTATTATTATAATAAAATATTTTCTGATGTTGATAAACAGAACATGGTTATCGATCGTTTTATTAATCCTCCTGTTGAGTTTAGTTGGCAGGGTCAGAAGTTTGGCAGTGAATCGGAACGTGATGAAATGCGTCGTTCTACTTTGAATCAAAATATCGTTTCCGGCCTTACTCCTGTGTTTCCCCTACCCCATACTAAACGTGTTTCATCTTTTGATAGATTTAAGGAAATCATGAATAAAATTAAAGAATTTAAATAATGTCAAAGTATCGCATTCCCTCTGATTATCAGAATCAGACTCCGCGCGCCATACATCGGCGTGCTTCCTCTGCTTATGGTACCATTCATCCTGGTTTGGCCATTCCGGTTCATCATCGCCATTTGAACGTTGGCGATCGTATTCGTGGTCGAATCGATGAGCTCTTACAGTCTCAGCCTATGTTGGGCCCTCTTATGAATGGCTTTAAGCTTATTACTATTGCTACTTTCACACCGGATTCTGCTATTTATGGTTGGATGTCCAACGGTCGTCGTTTTACTCCCGACGAGTATGTAAAATTTGGTAAGGCTTATTTTCCCCTTGCTGGCAGTAATCTTACCAAATACAAAGACCCTGCGTTCAAGGTTTCTCATCCTGTTCGTCGTCTTACTTTTGGTTTGGATTTGAATTCAGACCAAAAGAAAATCTATGAATCCTGGGTTTCTGATGAATTGAATGCTACCGGTGCTTCTGGTCAGCCTACCCACATTGGTCGTGGTGGCCTTTGGGATTGGCTTGGTGTTGCTGCTGGTGCTGTTTGTCCTAACTTAGGCAAAAGGAATTCGGCGACATTTCCCGGTGTTCGTGGTCAAATTTATCCGCCCTCTTTTCAGTTCAACGCCGCCCCGTTCTTTGCTTATTTCCTTTCGCATTATTATTATATTGCCAATATGCAAGAGGATTATATGTATTTTACTCGTGGCGTTGGTGAAATGATGAAAGTTCGTCCTGACGGTCAGCAGGAATCATTGTATCGTCCGTTCTTTTCCGATGTTTTTTCTTCTCTTAATCCTAATGATTTTTTGAATGTGTTGGACGATATACGTTCTATTACTCGTACGGGTGCTGGTGTTAATTTATTTGAAGGCGCTTCGGGTGCCGATTCGGGTAATAACCCGGTTCGTGCTATGGCTTGTGCTGGTATTCAAGGTTACGGTGGTCTTTTATCTGTCCCCTACTCTCCCGACTTGTTTGGTAATATTATCAAACAAGGTTCCTCTCCTGCTGTTGAGATTGAGGTTATGAATGCTCTTGAAGCAAATACCGAAACGGGTTTTTCTGTTGCTGTTCCGGAGCTTCGCTTGAAGACGAAGATTCAGAATTGGATGGACCGTCTTTTTATTTCCGGTGGTCGTGTTGGTGATGTTTTCCGTACTCTTTGGGGTACCAAGTCTTCGGCGCTCTATATTAATAAACCGGATTTCCTTGGTGTTTGGCAGGCTTCTATAAATCCGTCGAACGTTCGTGCTATGGCTAACGGTTCGGCTTCCGGTGAGGATGCAAATTTGGGCCAGCTTGCGGCTTGTGTTGATAGGTATTGTGATTTTTCGGGACATTCCGGTATTGATTATTATGCTAAGGAACCTGGTACTTTTATGCTTATTACTATGCTTGTTCCGGAGCCTGCGTACTCTCAAGGTTTGCATCCGGATTTGGCATCTATTTCTTTCGGTGATGATTTCAACCCCGAATTGAATGGTATTGGTTTCCAGCTGGTACCGCGTCATCGTTTTTCGATGATGCCCCGTGATTTTAACTTTACCGGTCTTGATCAGGAGACTAGCCCATGGTTTGGTAATGCTGGTACCGGTGTACTTGTTGATCCTAATACGGTTGCTGTTGGTGAAGAGGTTGCGTGGTCGTGGCTTCGTACTGATTATTCCCGTTTGCATGGTGATTTTGCGCAAAATGGCAACTATCAGTATTGGGTTTTGACTCGTCGTTTTACTACTTACTTTCCGGATGATGGTACCGGTTTTTATCAAGATGGAGAATATACCGGGACTTATATTAATCCTCTTGATTGGCAGTATGTTTTTGTTGATCAAACTTTGATGGCTGGTAATTTTGCGTATTATGGTACTTTTGATCTTAATGTTACTTCTTCTCTCTCTGCGAATTATATGCCGTATCTTGGTCGTTAGTTAAAGCTTAATTGTTATGTATAAGAAAAAGAAAATAACCTACCCTCCTTGTTTTTCGGAGGATTCATCTTTATCTTGTGAATACAATCCTTTTGTAGACAAGGTTGCTGTCGCTCGTCCTATGTCTTATTACCTTAATGGTGGTGTTGATTTGGATGGTGTTTCTACTCGCAAACCCTTGCCGGATGCCTTTGATGATACAGAATCTGTTGCGTCCGGTGATGTCGATGTATTTACCGATCCTACGGTCGGTAGACTTGATTTGATGGATATGGCGTCTACTATGGCTTCTGAATCTCAAGCTCGCGCCTTGAAAGATGGAGCTAAAGAACCAAATTCCGACTAATTGAACAATTTCTATGGGTAGAGGCCGCAATATACTTGATATATATTGCGGAGTGCGGAAAGCACGTCCTCTACCCTATTTTACCAAGAAAAATTGAACAATTATGAGTATTTTAGCTGGATTAGGTGCCGCTGCTGCTTCCTTTGCAATGAAAGAAGGTCATAATGCAATTGCCCAGTCTCGCAATGAGAAAAATATGGCTCTGGAGCATGATTATTGGAAGCGGCGTGTTAATCAACTTGAGGAGATGAACAAGCCTTCTCGCCAGGTTGCCAAATGGCGTTCCGCTGGTATAGCTCCTCAAGCTGTCTTCGGTAATTCTCCCGGTGGTGCTGGTATTGCTACTGATGCCTCTGCTCCGAATTCTACAACCCCTATGGGTTCTAGTGATTTTAATTTTGTTACTACAATTGCCGAGCGTCAGCGTATGAAGAATGAAAAGGCGATTGCTGATGCCACTGTTGATAAGCTGAACGCCGAAGCCGGAAAACTTCGAGGTGATACGAAAGACCCGAAAGTCACTAAGGAATCGCAACAGCTTGAATTTGATTGGAATCTTGTTAAGAAACAGCGCGAGCAGGTTCAGCTTGCTGTTGATGAAATTGATAAAGAATTTCGGCGTGCTGTTAATGAAGCTGATTTGCAAATTAAGCGTGGTATTTATTCTGAAACCCTGTCAAAGATCGATAAGTTAATTGCTGATAAAGAAGTTTCGGAGGAAATGAAGCAGAATTTGCAGAAACAACGTGATTTGATTGATGCTCAAATTGATTCTACAAAGGCGCAGACCGGTCTTAACAAGGCTCAGACCAAGACTGAAGATGCAAGAAAGCGCAATCTTGATGCTCAGACTGATACGGAGAATCAATTGCGTAAATTGCGTAAGTCTCTTACTCAAAATCAGATTAATGAGATCACTCAGAAGATTCGCGCTTCTCGCGTTGTTACTGCGGAAGGTATTGAACGACTTAATGCGTGGTTGCGTGGTGATCGTGAGGTTGGTTCCCTTTTTGGTCTTATTGATAAGTATATTACTGGATCTGGTAAAGAATTGTTATCTTCGCGGTACAATAATGATGTGCGTACTTATCTTTACGAATTGATGAATGGAGCATCCGAGTAGTTTTATGCAGGTTTTGGGCGTTTTGGTTTTTGTTCTAAATGTTGCAATACAGTTTGAATACCAT